CAATGTGATCGAATCGATCACGGCGCACAGCTTTACCGAAGCCAAGGCGATCGCCGCTCAGAGCTGGATGCCTTGGTGGAATGAACTCGAATGGCTCAACCCTGAAACCGTTACTGATCCAAACATCCATGTCTGAACCAATAGGAGCAATGCTGCCCTTTCAATGGGTTGAAGAACTACCAGAAAGCAGGCATGGGGAAGGAGTCAGTCGGCCTCAACATGGCAGCCGCACTCGCCAATATCGGCTTTTGATTTTCAAGCCAGGCTCCCAGCCGATGACCTGGATCACTCGAGCCGAGAGCACGCGCCACGCAATCCGCTACGCCCAAGCCAGGTGGCCAGGTGCTGAGGTGGAGGTGGCCCAGTGAGTGACCATATCCGCGCCAAACTGGAGGCGCTCATCACTGATTCCAGCATGTTCAATGCTGGGCAACAGGATGAACGTTTGCGGCTCTGCCGACTGATCGACATCCGGCTCGAACAGCTTAACCAGCTGGACAGCCATCCGCACATCTCGGCACGCCGGGAAGAACTGCTCAACATCCGCCAAGCATTACGCGACCACCGATGAACCGAGTCCAACAGGATCAGCAACGCGCCGACATGATGGACGCGCTCTATGCAGCCAGCGGCCGCACCTGCAACACCTACACGGGGCTGTGGGAGGAGTTTTGCCTTGATGTGGCGGCCAACTTCCGGGACACCAGCTACGCCGAACTGCACGCCGCCTGCGTCACCGCGATTGGTGAGACCGAGAGCATCTTGGCTGAGAAGCACGCGCAGCAGTGCATTGCTGTCTGCCGTCGGCATCTGCTTGGTGATCGGTGGACATGATAACCAACGCCAACAACCGCCGCACCAATGGCAAGGGCCGCAACTTCACGGTGAACGTGCGCATGAGCCGCGAGGAGATCGAGGCCGCCAGGCGCCTTAAGGATGGCAACATCTCGATGGGCTTGCGATGGGCCGTTCGCTATGCCACCGGCCGCAACATGCAATCGATCAAGCTGAGCACGATGCTGCGCTCTGCTGCCGTGCTTGCTTCTGAGCTGGAGGTAGCCAGCCATGGCTGATCCAGTCAACCCGGACCACTACCGGCAGGGCGGAATTGAGTGCATTGACGCGATCGAGGCAGCGCTGACGCCGGAAGAGTTCCGCGGATACTGCAAGGGCAACGCCATGAAATACATCTGGCGCATGAACCACCACGCTAAGGGCGGCCGGGAATCGCTTGCCAAGGCCCGGTGGTATGTGGACCGGCTGCTTGGCAAACTGGAGCCATGATGCAACTGCTCGATCTGAATCTGCTGGAGCGGTTGGCTCTTTGGGTGCTGGCTCGCAGCCCACGCACCAGCTTGGTGGTCGTCAAAGAGATGGGATCGCCGGCGATGTTTGTGGTAGTTGATCCGGCAGATGAGATGCTGGATTCGCTTGAGCCCACCAGCATGTTGCTGGAGCGGTTGTATCACGCGCCGAGTCACGGTGAACTCGAATGATCAGCTTGTACGGTGGCCGGTTGCTTCTATTTTGCGATCGTGCCGACCGTACCTGGCACTGCCGGGTCAACCTTGGCCCAAAGGCTGAGCACCAGCTGGAAGCCGACACGGGCGCCATACAGCTCCAGGATGCGCTGCTTCGCGCTCAATCGATCTATTCAGCAGCGTTGACCCGGATCCGCCCAGCTGAGGCGCCGCGGATGTGCTGGGACTGTGTGCAATGGGAGGCAACGCGCAAACGTTGCAACCTTGAGTTTCCAGAAGCACGTCAGAGTGGCGGCCGATTTGCGGCACGATGTGAGCTATTCGTGCATGATCGGCCATGAGTGAGCCGTTGCTAGTCAGCCGCTTGGATCGCGATGGCGGATGGATTGAGACGCTCGAGCCAGCCGATGGCGGTGAGTTGTATTACCGCAGCTGCGCTGGTGGGATGTGCCGCTACTCGAGCGACCTATGGCAGGCCGAGCTGTATCTGGACCATCTGCTGGCGCATTAGATCTCGCCAGCCAACCACTGAGCGATTGCCCATTCGCGAATAGCGGACCAGAAGTGCTGGGCGCGATACCAGTCGATCCAATCCTTGTGGCCCTTCTGGCTGTTGCACATCAGGCAACAGGAGATCAGGTTTTCGCGGACCGTGAGCCCGCCGTGGACCTTGGGCACCACATGGTCGAGTGTTGGGCTGCGACCGAGGGGATCGTCACAGTAGGCGCAGCGGTAGTTCCAAGACAGGTGGATCTGATCGCGGGCTGATCGTCGGGTGACCAGCCGGGTCTCGTCAATGTGATGCTGTTCCACTGAGATCCTCTGGGAGTGTGAACAGCTCAACGGAAAGGTCGAGGATGTCGGTCTCGTTACGGATGAATTCAGAGATTTGGCTATAAATGTCAGCGGGCAGCTGATCTGGATCCGTGTCTGAGCGGACAACGACCTTGGCGGTGATCTCGACGATGTGAGCCCGCATGGGCGCTGGCCCAACTTGGCCAACGGTAACGGAGGCGACCGGATCGCCTGAGGTGTGACGGATTGTAAACGGGCTGCCTGATTGCGGCGGAGTGCGCTGTCTGCGGTGTATAGTTCACACATCAACCGCACCGGACCGATGATCAGCACCTACCAGCGCGAAACTCTCACCGCCCTCTACGCTTCCCTCGACTACCTGACCTGCAACGATCTGCCCGGCCAGGCTGAGATCCAAGCCGCAATCCAAGCCATCGAGGCATCCGCCGCCTGACCCAAGCCGGGGGCTCGGCCTTCTTCCAACCCATGCCCAAACTCGATCCCGAATATGACGACATCCCCGAGGATCTGCCCGAGGATGACGACGACGACGACGACCACCCCAGCCTCACCGCTGCCGAACGCAACCCATCACTTCAATGACTTACATTCTTGATCTTGGCCCCTGGCACGTTGGCCCCTTCACCACTCACCTTGCGGCGCAGCATTGGGCCGAGATCCACGGTGTTGATGACTACCGGATGATTCCCCTAGACGATCCGGCCGAAGCGCCGGCGCGGATCTATCGGATGCGCGAATCAGCCTCGGCTGGCAGTCACACCTAGGTCCCCGTTATACCTTCCAGTTTCGCGGTAGGTGCGCTCAGGCGTGCCGCTGATCAGGTGAAACACCATCTGCCCGATCTTCATGCCAGGCCACAGCGCGATGTTGTGGAAGCGGCGGCTGTTGTGCAGCTCCAGCGTCAACCGGCTGCCATGCCAGCCTGGATCGCAATAGCCAGCGAGCAGGTGCTCCAAGCCTTCGCGGGCCCGGCTGGACTTGAGCACGAACTGCGCCGCGATGTGGTCGGGCAGGTTGAAGATCTCCTGAGTCTCGGCTAGGCAGAACTCACCCGGCGCGAGCCAGTATGGATCCGCCTGCGTGTGGTGGCCAATGCCCAGGATCTGCAGCTCGGGGCGCTCCTCAACCTCGATCATCAAGCGATCGCCAAGCAACACATCAAGGCTGGCGGGATTTTGTAGGTCGGGGTTGTATGGCAGCACCATCGCCGCCTGCTGGCAAAGGCGGGCGATCTCGTGGTCTGGAATGATCATGCAGTGATTGTATGATTGTGGTGCCCCAGCGGGTTGCCGCCCCTGGAGCGTGACCACCCGCAACTGCCAGGTGATGCCATCAAGCGTAGAGGTTTGGAAGCCAGTCGTGGGCTATGAGGGGCTTTACGAAGTGTCAGATCAGGGGCAGGTAAAAAGCCTGCCAGGTGAACGATGGAACGGCCAGGCTGTTCACAGATTCAGCGGCACGGTTCTTAGGCCGCAATGCTCTGGACGCTACTTGCACGTTGCATTGTCGAGCAATGGAAAGGTTCGGTCTCGACGGATTCACCAATTAGTGGCGGATGCTTTTCTGTCGCGGTGTCCGGGTGTGCGCGGCCGGAACCGGGGGCAGTATCACATCGACCACATCAATGATGATCCGCACGACAATCGAGCAGCCAATCTTCAATGGCTTACTCACTATGAGAACACTTACCTAAAAGCAGCGCGATCTCGCGACACAATGGGCCGATTTCAATAATTCCACCGGATACGCGGCCCACCCTGGCGAATCCCGAGATGGCAAAATCCCTTTGGTGCGCCGTAGCCCAGGCTGTATGGCCAGGCTTTGTCACACCAGGCTTGCACCGCGTTGATTTCGGCGCCGATGATGTTGAAGTCCACCGCACCGACGCCGATCGCGTTATAGAGGTGCTCGCTGCTTGAGGCGCCACCCACCTGCCGGTTAATTGCTGCTGGTCTGTAGCCGGATGTGATCGTGATCGGCTTGCCGCCGAACTGCGTGCGGACTTTCTCGAGGAACTGCGCCAGCTTCACCGCGGTGTCGCACTGGTGCTGGTGATGAAAGCGCCGCGCCTCCTGACCAAGCGCGAACTCGCCATAGGTGATGTGTGGCGTGATCTTGAAGGTGAAAGGCGACTCAGGCGTGAACAGAGCGGAGACTGGGCTAGCGACCTGCTTGGTGCGGCCCCAGATGTCACCCTCAGCAATCCGGCGGCGCTTTAGGCCGGCCTCGACGTTGCTGCCTGGGTTGCGGTAAAGCAGCAGTGCATCGGGCACCGCAGCCCAATCTTTTTCGCGCAGCTCTCGGCTGATCGTCTCGAAGCCGGTGGTGCCGTAGAACCCCGAGCCGAGGTTGTAGGCAAAGGAGATCAGCGCGCATTGCTGATGGTCGGCCATCGCCACCCAGAACGGCACGGTGGCGCGCAGTTTCTCAGCGATGCGATCCACCTCCTGGCGGAGCAGCAGATCCGCCTCGATGGCGTTGATCTTGTCGCCACGGCTGACGCACCGGCCATCCTGATAGCGTGTCGTCCCGTAGCCGATCGTCCAAGGATCACCGCCGCTGAGCGGGTCTGGGTAGGCCTCGAGGTGGCAACCCTCGAACTGCTTAATCAGCTTCAGAGCAGCGGCCAGGTCCACCTGCTTGCCGTCCTGGCTCCAGGTGTTGAACCATGCCCGATCGCGGCGCATGGCGACCGCGTAGCCATTGACGGCCAGATCCTGCTCGAGGATCTGGATCGCTGCGAGCTGGTGCGGCAGCCCGCGGTTAAAGCGAAACAACTGCTCAAGCGTGATCGGCGCAGGGTTGGCCATTGCTCAACGCTTGGCAAGGGGGGACACGATGCCGGCAAGGATCTCGATGGCGCGATAAAGCTTCACCACCATGCGGGAAAGGCCGCCCAATGCTTCGTTGTCCTTTGGTGTGGGGGTGATGTTGACGATCACCAGCGCCAGCCCATGGATGGCCACCACAAGGGCGATGTAGTCAGCGATCCGATCCATGTCAGTTGTGCGGCCTTGCTTCGAGTTTAGTCACCCGCTGCTCAACCCCATTCAGCCGTGAGAAGGTTTCTTTGCGATCGGCGCGGATGTCGGTGTGCATTACCTCGAGTTGCGTGGCGATGTGCTCCACTGCCGCCGTCAGACGGATAACGGCATCGCGGGCTTCGTCGTTGCGCTTGCTGAACCCCATTGCGCCCATAGC